CGGCGATCCCAGACGGCACCGACATCGCCGAAGCCGAGCTCGGCTCTCAGTGGCTCAAGCTCGGCCTGTTCCCCCAGGGTCGTGAGACCGCCGCGGTGCTGAACGCCCTGGACGCCGCCGGCCATCCGCTCTACCCGACCGTGGTCGTCGAGATGGCACGCCGCAGCTCGAAGACCACCGCGATCCTCGACACCCTGCTCGGCCGCTGCCTCAACCGGTCCGGCTACAAGGTGATCTCCACCGCGCAGGACGGGCAGCGCGCCCGCAACAAGCTGCGTGAGGTGATGCGTGCCCTCGACAAGGCCGGGTTCGAGCGGCGCGGCTTCGGCAAGCTGTACTGGAGCAACGGCCAGGAACGGATCGAGTTCAGCAACGACTCCAGTTGGATCGCGCTCCCGCCGGACCCGTCGGCGTTCCGCGGTGAGGCCTCCGACGCGATCCTGGTAGACGAGGCCGGCGAGCTGCCGCCGGAGAAGGCCGACGGTCTCCTGGCCGGCGTCCTGCCGCTGATGGACACCCGCCCCGACGGCCAGGTGATCATCGCCGGCACCCCCAACCCCGAGCAGCGCGCCGGCCTGCTGTGGTCCACCCTCGACGACCTGTCCAAGGGCGCCTTCGGTGTCGGCGGGGTCGTCTACGCCGCCCCCGACGGTGCTCGGTTCGCCGACCTGTCCGACCTCGAGCACCCGGTCTACGACCTGGACCTGTTGCGCCGCACCCACCCCGGGATCTCCTGCGGCCTGACCACCATCGAGCGGGTGCTGTCCCGTATCGGCCCGATGGGTCTGCCGAAGTGGTGCGCCGAATACTTGTGCCAGTGGCCCCGCACGGCCACCGTCAGCGCGCTCGACGTGGACGCCTGGACCGACTGCGCCTCACCCGACCCGCTGCCACCGCGGCCCGACCGGGTCGGGTTGGCGTTCGACGTCGCCAAGGACCGACACGCCGCCGCCCTGGTCGCCGCATGGCGCGACGACACCGGTCGTGCTCACTTCGAGGTGCTCGCCTGCCGGCCCGGCACTGACTGGCTGCCCTCGATCGCCCGGGCCGCGGTGCAGAAGCACCGCCCGCCCGGCGGCATCGCCCACGACTACATCGGCGGCAACGTCGACCCTGCCGACCGGATGGCACGTGCCCCGCACCGGGTGCAGCTCCAGTCCCTCACCGTCGCCCAGATGGTCGGCGCCGCCGACCGGGTCGACGCCGAGATCAGCCGCCGCAACGTCGTCCACTACGACCAGCCCGACCTGACCGAGGCTGTCGAGACGTCCAGCTGGCGCCCGTTCGGCCGCACCGGCCGGCTGTTCCTCCAGGAAGACCGGCCCCGATCGTTCGTGATCATCGCCGCCTCCGAAGCACTGTGGGCCTACGACAAGGCCACCAAGGCCGGCGGCCGGCGCCGTATCCGCTCCAGTGCCCAACTCCAGGCCGAGCGGGGCGCCGCATGATCCGTTACAAGCTCGACCCGTCGCGAACCTCCGTGGTCGGGGTCTGCCGCGAACCCGGCTGCCCGTTCCGTGTCCTCAGTTCCACCCGTGCCGCCGCGATCCGCGCCCGCGACGCTCACGAGGAAGCCGAGCACATGACCCGCGGCCGGCACACGACACGCCGGCGCCGCAACCCGATGCGAACGTCTTAACGAAAACTCGGAAGCTGAACGTCGTGGGTCTGTTCACCAAGATGCTCCCCAGCCGCCAAGCGGTCGGCATGCTGCTCAACGGACCCCAGCTGCCCATCGCCAGCCCGTTCACCGGCGGCAACCTCTCCCGGGTCATCCTCGCCGACCTGGCCGGCGTCCACCTCGAAGACGTCGACCGGGCCGACTGCATGGCGGTGCCCGCCGTCGCCCGCGGACGCGGCCTGGTCTGCGGTCACCTGTCCCGCCTGCCGCTGAAACTGTGGAGCGTCGCCGATGAGACCGAACAGCCGCTCCCCGCCTGGCTCACCTCCACGAACACGCTCCAGAGTCCCCGCTCCCGGCTGCTGTGGACCCTCGATGACCTGATCTTCACCGGCCTGTCGCTGTGGGTGGTCGAACGCGACGGCGACCAGATCACCGACGCGATCCGCGTCCCCCGCGTCGAGTGGTCCGCCGACCCCGACACCCTCGGCGTCATCGTCCGCGGTGAACCGGTCACCGATCCCCGCTCGGTGATTCTGTTCGAGGGCTCCCAAGAAGGGCTGTGCGTGATGGCCGCCCGTGAGATCCGCGGCATGCTCGACATGTCCACCGCCTGGCGGCAGCGCGTCGAGTCGCCCGTGCCGAACATCGCCCTGAAGGAAACCGACCCCAACGCTCAGCTCGAACCCGACGAGATCGACGACCTGGTCAAGGACTGGGAAGCCGCCCGGCGGGCCGGCGGAACCGCGTTCGTCCCGTTCGGCATCGAACCCGAGGCGATGGGGCAGGTCACCGCCGACCTGTACGTCGAGGGCCGCAATGCCGGCCGGCTCGACGTCGCCAACTTCCTCCAGGTGCCCGCCAACCTGCTCGAAGGCTCCATGTCCACCGCCAGCCTCACCTACAGCACGCAAGAGGGCCGGCGCTCCGACTTTGTCGACTCGTGCCTGGCGTACTGGGCCGGCCCCATCGAGTCCCGACTCTCCCAAGACGACGTGTGCCCCGACGGGACCGCCATCCGCTTCGACTTCTCATCGCTCACCGCGGCCACCGCCCCGGCCGCCCTGCCATCCACGGAGGACTGACCATGCCCAAGCTGACCCTGATCGCACCCGGCCCGCTGCACGCCACCGCCGACCCCCGCGTCAAGTCCGGCCTGCTACTTCCCTACGGCGAGCACGGACTCACCAACCGGGGCAAGGTACTCGCCTCCGCCGGCACCCTCACCCTGGCCGAGAAGACCGACCAACTCACCCTCGAACACGCCCCGAAGATCCCCGTCGCCGACTTCATCGGCTTCGAGGACCAGGCCGACGGCCTGCACTGCTCGATCCGCTATCTGCCGACCCCGCTCGGAGACGCCGGCCTGGCTGAGTTCGAGAGCGGCAAGCGCGCCGGCCTGTCGGTGGAGGTCGACCAGCCGGTCATCCGCGGCGGCCGGCTCATCGCCGGCATGATCACCGGTGGTTCCCAGGTCGAGACGCCCGCGTTCCCGTCGGCGAAGCTGGCCGCCGCCGAGCTCGAGGACGCCCCGGACGAGGGCGACATCGAGTTCCAGACCAAGTACTCCGGCAGCCAGACCCCGGCCGTCGTCATTGACGGCACCGCCCTCGACAACGTCGAGAAGGTCACCGTCTCCGAGTCGGAGATCACCATCGCCACCACACAAGCCGAGCCCGCGGACGACACCGCGGCGCCGAAGGAGGAAGCCAACATGACCGCTGCCCGAGTGCAGAACGCCGCGCTGTTGGGCGGCGGCAAGCCCAAGCCCAAGGACGACGCCAACGCGCTGTTCACCGCCATCGCCGCCGGCCATGCCCGGCTCGACAGCCCCGCCAAGCTGCTCGCCGCCCTGTCCGACATCGTGCCGGCCGACACGATGGCCACCACCCAGCCGCAGTACGTCGGCGAGATGTGGAACGGCGTCGAGTACGTGCGGCGATTCATCCCGTTGTTCGCCCACGACACCCTCACCTCCGGCACCATCAAGGGCTGGCGGTTCAAGGACGGCAAGACCCCCGAGGTCGACCTGTACGTGGGCAACAAGACCGACATCCCGTCCGGCCAGGTGCAGACCGAGGAAACCAGCGGCGTCCTGCAGCGGTTCGCCGGCGGCCACGACATCGACCGCATCCACCGCGACTTCCCCAACTCGGAGTTCTGGAACGCCTACTTCAAGCGGATGGCCGAGAGCTACGCCAAGAAGTCCGACCGCTACGTCCGCGACGTGGCCAAGGCCATCCCGACCGCCGCCAACGGGCAGCGGGTGCACCTGCTCAACGCGGCCCTGCCGGCCGGTGTCCCGACCGCGCTCGCGATGATCGTCAAGGGCTCGATCAAGATGCTCGACGACCTCGACGTCCTGCCCACCTTCGCTGTGGTCACCTCCGACTACTGGGAGCAGCTGTTCTACGTCCCCCAGGAGCAGGTGCTTGCCTACCTGTCCACGTCGCTGAACCTGAAGGAGGGCGACGTCGCCGGGTTCAAAATCGTCCCCGCGCCCGTCGGCTCCCTGACCGTCGGCGGCTGGGCCGGCAAGGTGCTCGTCGGTCACCGTGAGGCGCTGACCGTGCACGAGCTGCCCGGCGCCCCGATCCGCGTCGAAGCCGAAGCTCTGGCCAAGGGCGGCATCGATGAAGCCCTGTTCGGCTACGTCGGCACCATGACCGAAAACGCCAAGGGCATCATCTCCTACGACGCCCCGACCGCCGCCTGATCGTCATGACCGCGCCGAGCTTCGACGGGCAAGGGGACGGCTGGATCACCGATCCGGCCGACCCCCGGCTCGTCGTGCTCTGGGCCGGCGCCGCCGACTACGACGACGGCCTCGCCTTCCCGCTCTACTGCGCCATGGTGCAGTGTCGCGCGTTCGCGCCGGCCCTCGCCGAGGACACCCCCGTTCCCGACACCTACGTCGCCGCCCAGGTACTCCAGGCGCGCGCACTCGTCCGGGTCGGCATCGTCGGCGACGGTGACCGGGCCGGCGTCGGCGAAACCGTCGCCGTCTTCCCCCTCGACTGGAACGTGAAGGCGCTGCTACGGCCCCGCAAGGGCAAGCCGTACTTCGGTGGCGGGAGGACGCCATGAGCGGCCGCCAACTGCTCGCCGCCGCCCTCACGGCCGCCCTGCCCAGCTGGCAGATCGTGTCCGACGCCCGCGCCCTGGACGGCGTCCGCAAGCCCGGCGCCGCCGTGCTGTGGACCGCCCGCCGCACCCGCCCGGACAAACTCACCCTCGACCTGGTCACCGACGAGATCGTTCTGTGGGTGCTCACCGCCAGCGACAAGCCGGCCGACATCGAGGACGACCTCGACGCCCTACTCCAGGCCGTGATGGAAGCCCTGGAGCCCCTCGAATGGTGCGCCTGGACCGACGCCGAGCGCGCCACCCTCGACGAAACCTTCCCCGGCTGGCGACTCACCGTGACCGCCGCCTACACGATCACCCACTAGGAGAAACCCATGGCTGTCGTCCAGCACCCCGTCACCACGCCGCTCGCGTTCAAAGTCGCCACCCTCACCGCGCAGATCGCCGGCGCCACCGACTCCGACGTCCTCTCGCCCCAGGTCGGAGAGCTGACCCTCACCCCATCCACCCAGTCCGGCTCGTGGACCGGTATCGGCGGCAACGTGGTCCAGGACCAGGGCATCGCCACCTGGCAACTCACCCTCGGCATGATCCAGGACGTCGCCGCCACGGGCATGCTGCGCTGGCTGCTCACCAACGAAGGCAAGAAGGCGACCTTCACCGCCCTGCTCACCACCGGGGTCACCGTCGTCATCACCGCCACCATCAGCCCCGCCCAGATCGGCGGCGCCGTCGCCCCCGGCTACCTGACCAGCACCGTCACCCTCGCCGCCGACGGCAAGCCCGTCTTCAGCTGACCCCCGACCCCAGTGGCGCGAGAGGCCTGCCGGGCCGTGGTGGCCGCACGGCACGGACCCCGCCCCGGACGCCGTCACCTCTCGCGCCACTGGCTAACCCGTCAAGCCGCGTTTGACACCGAACCGCTCGGAAGGAGAACCGCCCCCGTGCTGACCGTCACCGCCGGCGAAGCACCCGCCGAGCTGCGCGCCGCCGCCATCGCCCTCAAGCACGCCGACGCCGAAATCCGGCGCGGCGTCTCCGCCCGGATGCGCGGCGAAATGAACCCGGTATGGAAAGCGGAAGTCACCCAGCGGGCCGGCGGCGGCATGGCCGCCCGAATCCTCACCCCCGGCGCCCGGATCTCCGGCGGCAACCCGCCCCAGATCATCGCCGCCGCGTCCAAGCGGACAGTCGGCCGCGGACTCGTCCCCGATCGGCACTGGGCCGGCTACGAGTTCGGCGCCGGCGACGGAGTCCGCACCGTCACCAGCGCACGCGGCAACCGCTACCGGCGCCACGTCATGCGCCACCTCCCGCCGCGCGGGCAAGGCCGCGTCCTCGAACCGGCCGCCGCCGAGCTGCTGCCCCGCATCGCGTCGTTTTGGGCACAGTCGGTCGTCAAGGTCATCCTCGACGCCGCCGAGAAGCGGGGGTGACCGATGGCATTCAAGATCACCCTGCTCTCCGACGTCCGCAGCGTGCTGCGCGGCACGTCCGACGTCGAGAAGTCCCTCGACGACGTCGCTGACTCCCTCGACGACCTCGCCACCAACACCGCCCGCGCCTCAGACGACGCCGGCGACGCTCTCGAACGCAGCTTCCGCGACGCCCTCGACAAGGTCAAGAAGGAGACCAAGGACACCTCCCGCAAGATGGGCGACGACCTCAAGGACGGCACCCGCGAAGCCGGCGAAGGGTTCGACGACCTCAAGGACGAAGCCGCCGGCTCAGCACGCGAAGCCGCCGCATCGTTCAGCGGCGAGTTCGACGACGTCGCCGACTACGTCCAAGAAGTCCTGGCCCAAGCCTTGTCCGGGTTCGGGCCGATCGGGGCCGCCGCCGGCCTCGCCGCCGCCGCCGGGATCGGCATACTGGTCGCCGGCCTGCAGGACGCCGCCGAGAAGGCCGAGGAATCCAAAGACCGCGTCCTGGACCTGGCCGACGCGATCGCCGACGCGGGCGGCAACCCCTCCGCGATCCGCTGGGCCGAGCAGCTGCGCGACACGATGAAGCAGATCGTCGACACCAAGGAGTGGTACGAGTTCTGGCAGAACAGCCCGGTCGACAAGCTCACCGACTGGTCCCGCAAAGCCCGCGAGTTCGGCGTCTCCATGTCGGACATCATGCAAGCCCAGGCCGGCAACGCCGACGCCCAGCGGCGGGTCAACGAGACGATGGACGAGTTCATCGCCAAGAACACCGAGATCCGACAGGTCAAGGACGAATACGGCAACGTCACCCAGGAACTGGAAACCGGCGGCGAAGCTGCCCGCAAGTTCCGCGACGAGATGAACGCCGGCGCCCAGGAAGTCCAAGATGCCGCCAGCTGGCAACGTGACTACGCCGACGCCACCCGCGACTTGGGCAACGCCCAAGCCGACGCGGCCGAGGCGTCCGGACAGTTCTCCGACACCCTCACCAACAACCTCAGCGTGGCCGACGAAGGGCTCGACCGATTCGTCCGCAAGGGCAAGCTGAAGATCGCCGAGTGGACCGAGGAACTCAACCGGCGGGCAGGGCAGAACACCCGCATCAAGGACTTCACCGTCGACGTCGACACCAAGCTGTCCCCGGAAGCGCTGAACAACTTCGCCAAGCTGCCCGCCGAGACCCAGGATCAGATCGCGAAGGCGTACCGGTCGGGCAGCAAGAAGGACCGCAAGCGGATCGTCCAGAACCTGGAAGCCGAGGCCAAGGTCGACAAGATCTCGATCGACACCTCCGGCGCCCAGACCCAGGCCGCCAAGAAGCCGATCGAGATCCCGACCACCGTCGCCGAATCCGGCGCGGTCAAGGGCGCCCAGGACGCGGCCGACTCCGCCCAGAAGGTCGCCAGCCGTGAGCGCAACAAGATCGAGTTCAAGACCCGCGTCGATGACGCCGGACTCCAGACCGCCGTGAACCGTGCGGCCGCCGCGATCCGGCCACCCACCGTCTGGGTCAACGTCAAAGCCAAGAAGGAGGTGCCCTGATGCCCAGCCTGACCGGCGCCACCACGGTCACGTTCGAGGAACTCATCGGCGCCGACCTGCTCAGCCCACTGCGGCGCACCGACCTCGACGTCCTCAACCAGGCCGCCCCCCGCATCAACGACGGCACCCCGGGCCTGCGGCGCGGCACCCTCACCCTGCTGTGTGCCGACTGGACGTCAGCGACCGCCGTCGAAGCCCTCTACAAGACGGCAGCCACCATCACCCTGGGCACCGGCGCCGGCCAAGCCCTCGACGGGCTCAAGCACCGCGCCATCGGCTCCCTGCGGATCACCGCCGAACGCACCACCCCCGGCAAACCGTGCAAGTGGTCCGTCCAAGCCGAATTCCGAGAGGTGCCCTGATGCCGATCAGCCCCTGGGCCGCCGACAGCCTCACCCACGTCCGCGACTCGGTCACCCTGGCCCCGCTGTACAAGGTTGAGCTGCTGCCGTTCCTGCGCTGGGCCGGCGGTCAGAACCCGGTCGGTGTGACACCGCCGGCCTCCCTGGCGACCGTCCCAGCATGGAACGTCACCGTCACCCTCGACGGCGGCCGGAGCCCCTACGGCACGGCCACGTTCAGCGCACCCTCCGACTACATCAGCCCGACCGCCGTATCCGGCTATACCCCGCTCCAGGCGCTGCACCCCTACATCGGCGCACCCGTACGCATCTCCGCCGGATACCAGCGCACCGCCGGCCCCGACCTGCAACCGCTGTTCGCCGGCATCATCACCGGCCGCCGGCTACGCACCGCAGGCGACGGCACCCGGTTCGTCGAGTTCACCTGCGAAACCGTCGAAAACCTGTTCGACTTCCCATCGAACCGCAACGGCAACGTCGGCAATGCCTGGACCAGCCTCAAAGAGGCGTGCGACACCATCAACGCCTACGCCACACCATGGTTCCGCGCCGTCAACATCGCCGAGGAATCCGGCCAGATGAACACGCCCACCTCCGCTCAACTCACCGCGTGGCGTGCCTGGCAGTACCAAGAGGGTGACAACGTCATGGACACCCTCATCGCCTGGGCGACCGCGCTCGGCCAATGGGTGCGCGGCAACCCGAGAGCGTTCAACCTGTCCGCCGGCGCCGTCTCATCAGCGCAACTACTCGTGTCGGCCAACCCCGACCCCTACCGGGCCGCCACCAGCCTGCCCAGCTCGATGTTCACCGACCTCGACCGCACCGAGTCCACCGACCAGTGGGCGAACATCCTGAACCTGTCCGTGGCCTGGACCGACCCGTCCAGCAAAGACACCAAACAGAAACGTGCCACCTACACCGCCACGAGCGTCAACCCCGGCTACCCCAACCCCACCGGCCCGATCCGCGCCCGCGACGTCACCATGCGGCTGTACCCGCCCAGCGGTGCACTACCGGCCAGCAACTACCCGCCGGCGACCGAGTGGCTCAAGCGGATCGGTGCACGCCAGGAAGCCAAGTGGAGCGGCACCAGCCGCGCCATGTACTGGCTCCAGCCCCGCATCGACGGCGTCCTGCTCACCGACAACGGACTCGGCGACGCCGCCGGCGCCATCGACACCATCACCTGGCGCCTCGACGACGGCACCCAAACCATGGCCTGGTCCGCCGACGCCACCTACAAGCCCTAACGAAAGGAGAACGCCATGAGCCAAGACGAGGTCGCCGACGCCGAACTCGACACGCCCCAGTGGCCCTACGACCCCGACGTCGAAGGCGTCGAAGGCGACGACCAGGAGGAGACCGACCAGTGACCATCGCACGCCTACAGAAGGTCGCCGACACTCTCGACAAGTCGAACATCGGCTACGACCAGTCCAACCGGTGGAGCTTCCTCGACCGCAAGAACCGCAAGATCAAGGCCGGCGCCGAAACCGACTGCTCCGCCAGCTGCGGCGCCATCGCCTACCTGGCCGGCTACCCGGTCGACCTCACCGGCACGTTCTGGACCGGCAACTTCGCCCAGAAACTCAAGGCCACCGGCCTGTTCGAGGTGATCCGGTTCAAGAAGCTCAGCCAGGTGCGGGCCGGTGACTTCGTCGTCGGCCCCGGGCACGTCATCTTCGCCCGCACCGCCGGCAAGTGGTGGAGCGCCGAGAACGACGAACGGGGCAAGTCCCACGGCGGGAAAGCCGGCGACCAGACCGGCCGTGAAACCCGCTACCGCGCCCCCTACCTGCGCTCCCGCGGCTGGGCCTACATCGTGCGCCTCATCACCCCCAAGGCGTTCCAGCGCCGCATCCTCGACGCCTACGCCGCCCGCAAGCTCGGCCAGGTCAACGACCTCCTGCGCCTATTGACGATCCGCGCCCCCTGGGACGGACCCCGCTGGCTCAATTTCATGGCCGCCTGGACCGCCCGCGACGAAGGCATGCCGCTGTCCTACGACCCGGCGGCCCCCGGCGTCACCCCACACGGACATGCGTTCGTCGTGCTCGGATCAGCACTCACCGCCACCGGCCAACTCACCGAGAAGTTCCGCCGCCGCCTCGCCCTCGCCAAGCTCGCCCTCGACGCCAACCCGGCCTCCCAAGTCATCGTCACCGGCGGTGCCCCGAAGGCCGGCGTCACCGAAGCCGCCGCCGGCAAAGCCTGGCTCACCGCCGCCGGCATCGACCCCGCCCGGATCATCACCGAGGACCGATCCGCCTCCACCATCGGCAACGCGACCCGCACCATCCCGCTCATGGTCGCCAAAGGCATCACCGACTACACCCTGGTCTCCGACGCCAGCCACCTCCGCCGCGCCACCACCCTGTTCGCCGCCGCCCGACTCGGCATCGAAACCGGCAACAACAAGGTGCTCACCCTCTACGCCGGCGTCCCCCTCGCGTTCAACGACTACGCCCCCAACCCAGTCAAACCCGAGCAGCCCGTCGACGACACCACCAGCAAAACGGTCGTCGCCGAAGTCAAAGCCCTACTCGCCCTCTAGGAGTCCCCCCGTGAAGCCCAACACCTCCACCATGATCTTCGGAGTCGTCATCTTCCTCGCCAGCCTCGCCGCCTGGCTGTGGGGCGAAACCCACGCCGTGAACACGGACATCTTGTGGATCGTGGCAACGCCCGTCGTCATGGCACTGTTCGTGGGCCAGCAGCTCGGCGCCACCGCCGAACACGCCCAGCAAGCCGCCACCCAAACCAACGGCGCCCTCGATAGCCGCATCAAGGCCGGCGTGGCCGCCGCACTCGCCGACCGCGACGCCGCCCGGACCCGACAGGCCAACGGCGACATCAGTGCTCAGGCAGCGGCGTCCACCACCGACCTCAAGTCGGATACGTCCGTCAGCACGTAGCGCCGCGTCGTCTCCGGCGCGCTCGTGCCCAGCACGCGCCGACTGTGGCGGCCGGGCAGGCCGTTTGCTGCCGGTGCGGCCGGCAGCCAGGTCGAGACGCCGGCTTTTGCGTCCGCGAAGCCCGATCCGGCGCACGGCCGAGGCTGGTGCTGCGCCGGCCTGATCCTGGGCAGCAGGACCTGGCCGGTCAGGTCGGTGCTCATTCCTCGTCTCCGTTCGCGTCATCCAACTTGCGAATGTCGTCCGGGTCGGGGTGCTCTGCGGTGGTTTCCCAGCTGTAGTTCGTGACGGCACTGGTGAGCATGTGACACGCCTCGTTCAGCGACCCCCAGCTACCCGACGACCCGAAACCGATCTCAATGAACTCGCCGTCATCCTCTTCGGCGCGCTGGACGCTGTACTCAACGCGGTACTCAGCCATGCCGCTCACCGCCGCCCAGCTGGTTGAAGTATTGCTGAAGCTGGGTTTCGAACTCCAGGTGCCAGCGAGACCCGGCGCGGGCGCGGGCCTGGTCGGCCAATACGCCGCCGAGCACGGCGAGACGCGTGCGGTTCATGCGGTCCTCCTGGTGGGGGTGAAATGCTGACCGAACCGTAGCGCCTCGTCAGTCACCGTGACCCCAAGATCGAGCAAGCCCAGTGGCTTGTCCCGGTACGGCCTGCCGTACTCGATGCACCGCCCGCACACCTGCCGCCGGCCAGCCCATGTCTCGCCGCGCGGCGGCGGGAACGACCGCCACCCCTCCCGCAGCGCCTGCGCCCAGCATCGGTCCCGAGATCCGCCCGGCACCTCCACGATGGCGTCGCGGCACTCGTCGCACCGCACCGAAGTGGTCTTGCCGAACATCAGCCTGCCGCCCACTCCCGCAGCATCGCCCGCGTCTCCGCGTGCTCCAGCTGCTCGACGGCCGGCCCCCACGTCATCTGAGCGGCCTGCCGGGTCACCCCGAGCCCGCGACCGATCGCCGCCCACGAGAAGCCGTTGCGGCGCTGACCCTGCACCGCCACAGCGATCGCCTTGTCGAGCTCGCCGCGCAGCTGCACGAGCTCGGCCAGGTCCTCCGGGTCCGCATCGCCCACGCGGCGTCCGTGCGCCCGCAGCATGCGCCGCATCATCGCGCAGTACTCCGGCGTCTCCCGCTCCCGCCGCCGCGTCAAACGCGCCTTGACGCTCATGACCCGTACCCGCCCGGCATGTCCAGGGGTGAGCCCCATGTGTCGTCGTACTGAGCCTGCATCTCTGCTCGCCACTCGTAGGCGCACTCCGGGCATAGCCAGAATCCGCCGCCGCGCGGCATATGCCATCCAAGCTCCACCGCCGCGGCACGCGTCAGCGACGTGGACGTCCCGCAGTCCGCGGAGCAAACAACGCGGGTGCTGCTCATGCGACACGCTCCCCGGTGAACATGTCGATGACTAGGGCAAACGGTGAATCCGTAGGTTCCTGGTTCGAGTCCAGGCGGGGGAGCAAGAGCCGGTCAACCGGTACGGCAAGGGCTTTCGCCAACGACTCTAGGTCTTCGAGCTGCCACTGGCGGCCGCCCATCCATCGAACATTTACTGCGCTTCGCGCTACTCCGAGCGCCCTCGCAACGTCCGCCTGCTTCCAACCCTTGCGGGCGCACTCCACTCGCACGTTCTCGGCGATCGCGGCCACCAGGCCCCGCCGATCCGGCATCTGAACCACTGAACTCATGGCGCTCATCGTAGCTACTCGGTAGTCACTTTGGGAACAATCAACGCGACACGCCGACAGTGTTCCCAGAACATCGTTCCCAAAACAGCTACAAAGTTCGGCATGGCACAACATCAGCCGAAACCCGGCCCACACCTGCATCAACCGCCCACCCTCGCCGAGCTGGCCGAGCTGCACGCCCGCTACGCCCACGAAGCCCTGACCATCGCCAGCGACTCGGTCGATTTCGGCGACGTCGCCCGCACCCGACTCGCCGAGGTGCACGCCGCTGTGGCGCGTGCTTGTGCGCACGCCGCGATCGCACGGCGGTCGAGCGGTCACCCCCGCGGGCAGGTCGTCGGCCGAGGTGTCCGGTGATGCCGCTCCCCGACAATGGCGGCGCCCTGGCCGTCCTGCTGATCCTCATCGGCATCGTGGGTCTGGCGATGCTGACCCGCTACGCCACCCCCGTCCGGTGCGGGGCGTGCCGGCGTCCGATCGGTGACCGGCCCCAGTTCTGGGTCCTTAACTTGTCGGACGGGACGAAGCCCAAAGCCCCGTCGCCTCGGTGCCGCGCCTGCTTCGCGGCGGGGCGGTGATCCGATGGTCACGCCCCGCACCCAGCGACGCCGAAGCCCAGCGGCGGATCCGGTTCACCCGATGGATGGAGGTGTACTGGGCGCACGCGCAAGCGTGGTGGGAGCACGCCGAGAAGGAGACGGCGCTGTACCCGACCGAACTGGCGGAGTACCGAAGCCGGCACCCGAGGCCGACGCTGAAGGCGCACATGATCGGCACCCGAGGGTGCCCGCGCTGACGTGCACCTGGTGTGGAGACCCAGCTCACCCCGAAGCCGGCTGTGCTGCCCAGGTCTTCCGCTGGTCGCCAAGGTCCGTGAGTCCGTGCCCGTGCGCCGCCGACGAGTTCTACGAGTCCGTCTCATGACAGCCATGCCGACCGCGGTCTGGTCGCTGAACCGGCTGGTGACGTCGCTGGCGCGCGCCGGCTGGGGCGAGGTGGACGGCGCCCACAATGCCGGCCTGCACCGCGTCCTGCACGCCCTCGCCGACCTCCTGCCCTGGGAGGCCGGCGAGGGCCGGTTGACGCGCGCCCAGGTCGCCGACGCCGCCTCTATGTCCGCACGCTGGGCCGGGCACTGCCTGCGCCGCCTCGAAGACCTGGGTGTCGTCACCTGGCATCGCGGCTGGCTGGATCGAGGCCGCCCCCGCGCCGGCTGGATCAGGGTCGAGAAGACCCGCCTGGCTGAGCTGGTACGTGCCGCACGCGGCCACCTCGACGAGCGCCGCGAGAAGCGCCGGGACGAGACCCGTGCCCGGCTCGGCAAACTGCGCCGGACCTCGGTCCCGCCCTGGAAACGGGCAAAGCCCCTTGTCGGGCCGATGGGAACTGAGTGCCCCCCTTCACACCGTAGAAGTACCGGCGCCCCGCGGCCGGTGCCTTCGCCCACCCTTCCAACCCTCCCGATCGGAGACGACATGCCCGCATGCGCCGTCTGTGGACGCTCCGAGGACGCCTGCCGGCGTGCCACCGCCAAGGAGCCGTTCCGCCTCACGCACCGATTCGAGCCGAGCACGGTCGGTCAGCGCCGGGCCGTGCTCGCCCCGACTCACGGACTGCACCCCAGGGTTCACAAGCAGCCGAAGACCGGGTGGCGTCAGCGGGTGGCCGAGCTGAACCGGCCGGCTCACCCCACCCTCGACATTGGACTAGACCAGTGAATGACCTTGTCATGCCGGTAATCGAACGCATTCCCGCGCCGTTGTGGTGCTGCCACTGCCACGCGGCCCGGCTGCCGGTTGTGCGGCTGGCTACTCACACCGTGGACGGGACCAGCGTGTGCACGCGGCACCTGACGTCAGCCATCGAGTACGCCCGCGAGAAGAGGCAGCGGTGAAGGCGTGGGGCGGGCACGACTCCCGCAAGGCGCGGGCCGTGTGCGCCCAGCTTGTCGCCGGCGGTGCGGCCTGCTGCCGGTGCCGGCGTCCGATCCTGCCCGGCCAGGCCTGGCACGCCGACCACTGGCCGATCCCGCGTGAGCACGGCGGCACCCAGGTCGCCCC